CTACGGCAAGAATCTTAGCCGGTTCGGCATCCGGTTTCACGTTGGAATAGGTGTAGCTTTTGCTTACCGGGTTGCCGTCGGCGTCTTCGCCGCTGTAAATGCCAACGCTCAGGGTACGTTTCACTACATTCATAGTTGCTGCCATATGTTTCCCTCCTTCTTCTCTTAACTTGGCTTCGAAACCACGTTGTGGACAAACCTTCCCCGCGCAGGGCTGGTTTGTGCGTTACTCTGCTTCCTCAGTGTCCAAAAAGTACTGCGCCTTAGCCCGAAGCAGCATACCGCCGGGGTACAGGGCACCGCCCAGGGTGTTGGGTTCCGGCAGGAACCACAGGTCCCAGCGCATTTCCGGGTCACCATCGCCGGGGCCGTAGCCGTCCACAAAGGCAATTTCGCAGTGGGTCATCACCGTCTCTTCCTCAATAGGCAGACACAGTTCATGGCACAGCAGCGCCACGATTTCGGCCATTGCTTCAATCTGCTTTTGGGTGGGCGGTTCCTCGCCGTAATCGATGACGGCACAGTCAGTCCGGGCCATGTGGTCATTTTCGTAGGCCACATCCAGACGGCTGGCGTCCCTGCCTGCCGGAGACCAGCAGTGAGCCTCGTAGCCGCACAGCAGCGCGATGCCGATGGCACCGTGGTTGTGCATGTACGTGTGGGCCTTAAAGCTTAAAAAGCTTTTGCAGTTCACGTACACCGTGCCGTTGAGCGGTTTGTTTTATTGATACTACCTTAATAGGAAGAAAATTTCTTGTTACTGACGCACCCCCAGGGGGTCAACTTTTGAACCCCCGCTCCAAAATACTACCGAAAAAAATCCCTGCTTACCGCCACTTCATTTTGGCGATAAACAGGGATTTTTATTCAAGTTTTCAATTCACCAGTTTCGTATGCATTATGCCTGAATTTCCGTACCGTCTTTGAAAGTCACTTTGATAACTTTTTCCCTCCCGACCGTGACGAAATCCACCAGACTTCCCCAAAGCCTGCCGTCAAATTCCTGGATAGCATCCTCCTGCTCTTTCAGCACTGATATGAAATTCGCCAACTGCATATCCTTCTGTTCTTTTGCGGTAATCGCTTTCACTATATCTTCGTGCTGCGCTTTTGCAGCATCGTACCTTTCAACCAGTCCACCGAAACGATTTTTATAGTCATCCTGGTCCTGTGCGAGCCGGGCATTCTCATTATCAAGTTTCTGCATCATCTCCGAAAGCACCGACATCTCTTCAGCCAGCCGGTCTTTTTCTTTCAACAAGGCATCCGCTACACAAAACCTCCTGCGGATAATCTCCGCATTCGCTATAATATCTTTCTTTTCGGTCAGAAGCTTGTTGAAGGCCGACACAAATGCCGACCTGATTTCTTCGCCCGTAACATGAGAAGTTTCACATTTCTTACCATCATATTTGTTATTGCAGCGAAAGACGACCTTGCGGTACTTGTCGTTGGAATGCCATACCTTCGAACCGTACCAGGCCCCGCAGTCCGCGCATTTTATCTTGTTGGAAAATATGGTCACTCCGCTATACCGGACAGGGCTTTGCGCCCGTCTGTCCATTTCTGCCTGAACCAGATCGAACACTGCCGGACTGATAATTGCCTCGTGGTTTCCTTCCACGTAGTACTGCGGAACCTCGCCCTCGTTCTTTTTCAATTTCTTCTGAAGGAAGTCTACCGTGAACTTCTTCTGCAGAAGGGCATCACCTTTGTATTTTTCATTCCTGAGTATACTGGAAATCGTCTGCCCGTACCATAAATCCCTGCCCGTAGGTGTTTTGATGCCCCGCTGCGTCAGTTCCTTGGCAATGGAGTGTGGTGTCAGCCCCTCAAGGAACAGCCGGTAAATCAACCTCACGATCCGCGCCTGTTCGGGATTGATTACGAGCTTGCCCGTTTCCTCATCCTTATCCAGGCCCAGAAAGTGTTTGTAATCAAAACTGACTTTGCCATCAGCCATCTGCTTGCGTTTCCCCCAGAGTACGTTCTCGGAAATCGACCGGCTTTCTTCCTGGGCAAGACTGGACATGATGGTGATGAGCAACTCGCCCTTGGCATCCAGCGTCCAGATGTTCTCTTTTTCAAAATATATCTCAATGCCCTTATCCTTCAGCTTCCGCACGGTGACCAGGCTGTCCACGGTATTCCGTGCAAACCTGCTCACGCTTTTGGTCACAATCAAATCGATTTTCCCGGCCAGGGCATCTGTGACCATATTATTAAAGCCCTCACGCTTTTTGGTATTGGTGGCCGTGATTCCCTCATCCGTATAAACCTTGACGAATTCCCAATCATCCCGGCTCTGGATGTAGTTCGTGTAGTAATCAACCTGCGCCTCATAGCTGCTAACCTGATCCTCATGATCGGTTGAAACGCGGGCATATCCAGCAACACGGCGCTTCTTTGTGCTGTTGATCGGTATTGCCGTATACCGGCTGATGGTTGCCGGTATCGCCGTTACTTTTCTTTGCATTATTTTCCTCCCACTTCATTTTTCTTCGTTCCATTGCCTTCCTTTGCTTTTCGGCAGCCAGCTCTCTTTCTTCCGGAGTCCAGCGATTATGGTTGCCCGTGTTCTGGCACTCTTCGGTAATGACCTCTCCGTTTTTCATGTGGAATTCCAGCACATGGCGTTTCGGAACATTGATAAAATCTACCCTGGCAAGAAAGACTTCTTCATCGAATTCGTCCAACCCAAGAACCTTGCTGCACACTCTTTTCAGATCCTGATGATTAATGGCACCGCCAACCGGACATCTTCCGCCCGGTGTCTTCTGCGAACCACAAACCCAGTACTCAGTGAAGTTCCGGTTTTTTAACCTTACATGCCTGTAACTCATTCCGCAGGAAGGGCACTTAATTTTCGCCGTGAAGCAGCAACGGTTCAGATGCCGTTGTGCCAAAGCGCCTATCCTGTAAAGCTTTGCCAGCTCTTTCTGCACCGTATCATAGGTGGCCTGGCTGATAATCGCAGGATGCGTATTTTCTACATAGTATTGCGGCAACTGCCCCCGGTTCACTTTATGTTTTTTTGATATGGGGTCAACGGTAAACACTTTCTGTAAAAGAAGGTTTCCCGTATACGTCATATTTTTGAGAATTCCCATGATGTTGTTTTTAGTCCAGGGCTGTCCCCTTCTCGTAGTAATTCCTTCGGCTGTGAACTCTCTTGCCATGTCCGCTGGGGATTTTCCGTCCAGATAACCCTGGTACATCCTGCGTACCAACGCTGCCTCTTCCGGCACGATGACCATCTCGTCTCCTTCCCAGCGGTAACCGTACACCCGGAAGTGGCTGTGGGGAATGCCCTGCTGGTACTTTTTCTGTATGGACCATCTTGTGTTTTCAGAAATGCTCCGGCTTTCTTCCTGGGCAAAAGATGCGAGGATGGTCAGCATCAGCTCGCCATCCCCGCTCATGGAATTGATGTGTTCTCTTTCAAACCGGACCTCCACGCCGATATCCTTCAGGTGGCGTACCACCTTCAGCAAATCCACCGTGTTCCTTGCAAACCGCTGGATGGATTTTGTAAGGATGATATCAATCTCACCGTTACCGGCAGCTTCGATCATACGTTGGAACTCATCGCGCTTTGCAATCCTTGTACCGCTGATGGCGTCGTCTACAAAAACGCCCGCATACTGCCATTCCGGGTTCTTTTGGATCAGCGAACTGTAATAGCTGATTTGTGCAGAAAGCGAATGGTTCATACGTTCCGTTTCCATGGAAATGCGGGCATAGGCTGCAACTTTTTTCTTGCGCCTCTGAACCGGCAAATCCCGTTCAACCCTTGTAATCTTCGGCATTCTAACCCTCCTTTCAGCTACTATACATCACTCTGAACGGCGATAAAGTCAACTTATATATCAGAGAATATTGAGCCAAAAACAGGTTTATATTTCTCAAGGAAAATCTCATCCACTTCCCGGTATTCCTGCTCCGTAAGGATGCCCTGTTCCACCATTTTACGGGCAAGGTGCATGGTAGCCTGATACAGCTTTTCGTTTCGGAATTGTTCTTTAGTCATGGCTGCCACCGCCTTTGCGATGTTCGATATAACACTCCCGGCTGCAGAATTTGCGGTTCCTATCCCCATAAACATGAAACTCCTTGCCGCAATGCCTGCATTGGAAACTGTAATATGCCTTCCTGCGTACTTCCTGCAAATGTGTATTCCAGTATTGTTGCCTGCACTGGTCGCTGCAAAATCTTCTGGGTTTGACTTTGGCCCGCTGTTTAATTTCTTTGCCACAGTTCGCACAAAAGGTCGTTTCACCGGAGAGTGCCGGGGAGAATTCTGTTTCCGAGTCATCGCCGGTTTTATGCCTCCGGCAAAATGATTTTACCGTGTTCGGCGAAATGCCAAGCTTCTGCGCAATTCTCTTGTAGCCGTACCCTGTTGCCCGCAGCTTTAAGATCTGGATTTTCTGGTCCTTTGTCATAATCCACGTCTCCTTCTGAGGGAATGGTTTCTGGTACTTCCCTCAAAATTAACAGAATTTTGCCGTTAAAATTGCGGGTATCGCGGGAAAAAATTTTGACCCCCTTCGTTACACCGAAATTAAACCGCCCCGATTCAGGTATCGGACTGAAGACAGAAAACGCATCTGTGCTAATCTAACAATGGGTTCAGGCAAAAAAAATACGGCTCACGGGTTCTCCTATGAGCCATAAACATACATTCTTCGATTTACATTTTACGAACAGCGAAACAAATAGCCGTCAGGGCGATGACATAGGCGATGTTGCGCTGGCGCCTACTGCGCCGCAGCCTTAACTTTGCCTCTTGCTCGTACTGCTGCAATAATTTGTTGGCATTCTGCAATGATTGCGCCTGCCCGTCCATTGTCAGCTTCAATGCGCCCAGCTGTTCCTTGAGCGTCTGTGACTGCTTTTCTGCCTGACTCAATTGCGCCTGTGACTCCGCCAGTTGTTGCCTCAATGTCACGGACTCGGTCCTCTGCCTGTCGTTGATATTCCTCAGCTCGGTCAAGTTCCTGTCTAACCGGTTCAGTTCCCCGGAAGAGATCTGATATACTTCCTCCGCCGAGCACGAAGCCGCCGTAAAAAATAATGAGGCAACCAATAACAAACATAATAAAGCATTTCTTTTCATCCATTTTTACCTCCGTCATTCCCACACATAATTCCCATCAAAATACCGCTGGCCGACCTTCAGGCTGTCGGTAAACTGCCACATGGCAACATCCGGCCAGTCACAGGATCCGGCCCACTGCGCACACCAGATGGGAGCATATTCCGGCAGTACATTTGTGAAAATGCGGTTCTCCAGCCAGTCCAAATTTGCATAGAGGCCACAGTTATATCCATGCCTGTTGCACTCGGCGATGAACTCGTTGCACATCCCGGTGATGATCAGGGGACTGGTAACCCCATGCCGCTGCTTATAGGTATCAGCATCTTCCATATCGTACCAGACGCCCATCTCCAGTTTGGCAGGAGTCAGCCCGCTGGTCTCCAGGATATGCGTCATGAACTCCGCCTCGGCTTTGGCGTCAGCTTTCGTCAGGGCATAGCTGTAATAGTAGACGCCCACCTTCAGTCCGGCATCCAGCGCACCGTTGATGTTCTCATAGAACAGGCTGTCCAGATGACCGCGCCCGTAGCCCAGGCGGATGATGGCAAACTCAATGCCGTTGGCCCGTACTTCCTTCCAGTCGATACGACCATTGTTTTCAGAAACGTCAATTCCTTTTTTCAACATTATTTACTCCTCCGTTTCAGCAACTCATACAGGCGGCCCATGCTCTTCACCCCGGCGTCTCCCAGGTTCTCGATGACAGAAAGCGTTTCATTCATGGCCAGATACCCGGAAACGATCTGCACGATCTGGGAAGAACCGCCGGCCGCCCCGCTCATCAGATCGAAAATGCCGGCCATCAGGAGGCAGATGATATAGACGAACAGCTTGCTGACTCCACGCTTGCGCATCTCCTCACTGTTTATCTTCCGGGCCTTCCGGGCGCTGTTGATACCTTTCACGGCATCAAAAAAAGCAGGGTCTTCTTTGCCCTGCTCCACCAGGTACGCATAGCTGATAGCAATCCATCTGGTCAGGATATCCAGATACAACAGTACCCCGAAACCGACAAGCAGGATGGAGTACTTGTTCGTCACCAGCCCCAGCACCGCGCCGGCGATTACTTTGAAGTTGAAGATGTCACTCATTTTTTCCAATACACTGTGGACGATTTCTTTATCCATTCTTTTTTCCTCCTCTCATCAATCCCATGGATACAGGTGTGTTGATACAACATCCGGCGTCATGGCAGCAGTTAAGTTGGAAACCCGGAGCCGGACCTTTATCTCCCCGCCGCCGCTGTTGGCGCCGTACTGCTTATAAATCGGGAACTCGCTGGCGTTGGCGTTCACGT